TTTCTCAAAAACCTTGGTTTAGGTGAAGCTGCGAAACGGGGCGTAGGTGCAGGAGTAAACCAGCTACCGGATATGAGCATGTTTACTATGTATGGCACGTTAAACGTTTTTTCAGCCATTAATATTGCGGGTAAAAAACGAGTAATGGAGGGCTCGGCCACCGTCTCAATGAGCAATGGCGTTGGAACATTTACCCTTCCTTTAGCATTTGCAGCGGAGGGTTTTACTTTCATAGCTCAGGATATAGGACAGGGCGTATATACCCTTTCCTGCCAGCCTTACAACACTAATAAAGTGACGATGTACGGGAAATCTGCAGGTGTGGATGCTAATGGCGTCATTTACTTTAAATTCTTAGCGATGGGGTCTATCTGATATGTTCTATTCAAATGAATCAGGATTTACCATCCAACAAGTGCATGAAGACCAGAAAGAACTCCCAGATTCATACTGGGAAGAGATGGTTATTGGGCAGGCTCAGGGGAAAGTTATCAGTACGGATCAGCAAGGTTTGCCGTATCTGGCTGATCCTCCACCGTTAACAAATGAGCAACTGGCTCTTATTGCTGAGGCCACAAAGGCTAATTTGATGGCAGAAGCGACTAGAGTTATAGCTCCATTAGAAGATGCCCAGAAGTACGCAATGGCAACGGCTGAAGAATTATCAAGTTTAGAGGCGTGGCAGAAATACAGGGTCATGCTCTTTCGGGTAAATACCTCTTTAGCACCCGATATTGAATGGCCAATCACTCCGAAAACATAACGCTTCAGCGGTGCTCAGGGAAAAATTTAAAGCCTGGTGAACACAGCCATTTCTATTTGTGAGGATAAGTATTATCTGTAGCAGTTAGCATGAACACTATTAAGGATAATAACCGGCCTCATCGCTCGAAAAATTTAATGGCGCGTCATTATCCGTGATGTATACATGCAAAAAATCTGGATATGTCACGGTAATTTTTCCTTTAGCAAATTCGAATCCCGATGCTCCCCAGATGATAGCCCGTCGCAGGAATTCCTCTGCGGCGGGAGATACCTCAACTGAATCCTGCGGCTTTTCCATCGCCTTTAAAAAAAAGCCCATCTCTGTCGGACTGAAATAAAGATTCGCCATATCAATACCCCGTAGATTCAAAGTGAATGGTAGGAGCCTCACCAGGAATGTTTGTCGTATAAGCAACGGTGAAGCGCGTTTTTGAAACATCGTTGCCGGTATCAGTATCTCTGTGAACGGCTACGGACCTGCCCGCCATCGATCCCTGCGTTGTATAGGAAGGACTGGCGAGCGTCGCGAGCGTAGACACCTGCGCACCCGGATACTGCCTTGGAAAAGCAACGCGATAATAGTGAGTGTAAAAATCCACGCCACCGATGGTCTGTTTATTGAAGCTGCCGACAGGTGCCAGCGTGACGGTGCCAAACTGCCTGATCATGCCATTGGGCAGCATTGACCAGCCGTTCTGGCCATTGCGTGAATAGCCGAAGGCGGACATATCAGGCAGTTGCTTATCACCGGTCCCGACATCGCGTTTTGCTGCTTCGCCTAAACCAAGGTTTTTGAGAAAGATAATTGTGGCCCTGATTGGTTTGCTGCTGGCACACTTCGCGGCTTTTAACGGGGTGAGTCCATGCTGATTGGCTATATCAGGGTATCAACAAGTGAACAGAATACGGATTTACAGCGTAACGCGCTGATGAGCGCAAATTGCGACCTGATTTTAGAAGATAAAATAAGCGGCAAATCCCGCGACAGGCCGGGGCTAAAAAAAGCACTCCGCGCACTCGGACGGGGTGACACGTTCGTCGTTTGGAAGCTGGACCGGCTGGGGCGCAGTATGCAGCATCTGGTTATGCTGACCGAGGAGCTGCGCGAGCGAGGCGTCAACTTTCGCAGCCTGACGGACAGCATTGATACCAGCACGCCGATGGGGCGATTCTTTTTCCACGTGATGGGCGCGCTTGCCGAAATGGAGCGTGAGCTGATTGTAGAGCGAACCCGCGCCGGTCTGGCAGCCGCCCGCGAGAAAGGTCGCATTGGTGGCAGGCGGCGGCTAATGACGCCGGAAATCACTGAGCGCGCCCGGCGAATGCTGGCGCAGGGGGCCACGCTTCTCCAAGTGTCACTGGTGATCGGCGTATCGGTTAAAACGCTATACCGCTACATTCCCGCCTCAGAGCAACGGGCGCTGCGCTCGTCCGTTGTGTCATTGCCCATACAACAGCAAATCAGTGCCCCGAAGTGACATAGCGCCGACCATAGCGGAACCCCTTCACAGGAGAACCGCCATATGGCACAGGATTATCACCACGGCGTGCGCGTTGAGGAAATCAACGAGGGCACCCGAACCATCACCACCATCAGCACGGCGATTGTCGGCATGGTCTGCACCGGCGATGACGCCGACGCGGCCACGTTCCCGCTTAATCGTCCGGTATTGCTGACCGACGTACTCACTGCGAGCGGCAAGGCGGGCGAGTCCGGCACGCTGGCGCGCTCGCTGGACGCCATCGCCGACCAGGCGAAACCCGTCACCGTCGTGGTGCGCGTGCCGCAGGGCGAAACCGAGGCTGAAACCACCTCCAATATCATCGGCGGCGTCAGTAACGGCCAGCGCACCGGCATGAAGGCGCTGCTGGCCGCGCAGGCGGTGTGCGGCGTGAAGCCCCGCATTCTCGGCGTGCCCGGTCACGATACGCAGGCTGTGGCTACCGAGCTGCTGAGCGTGGCGCAGAGCCTGCGCGGCTTTGCTTACCTGTCGGCTTACGGCTGTCAGAGCGTGGATGAAGCTATTGCCTACCGCGCAAACTTCAGCCAGCGCGAGGGCATGCTCATCTGGCCGGACTTCATCAACTTCGACACGGTGCTGAAGGCCGACGCGACGGCCTTCGCCACCGCCCGCGCGCTCGGCCTGCGCGCCAAAATCGACGAGCAGACCGGCTGGCATAAATCCCTGTCGAACGTCGGCGTGAACGGCGTCACCGGCATTTCCAAAGACGTGTTCTGGGACCTGCAGGATCCGGCCACCGACTCCGGCCTGCTGAATCAGAACGACATCACCACGCTCATTCGCAAAGACGGTTTCCGCTTCTGGGGTTCGCGCTGCCTCAGCGATGACCCGCTGTTTGCGTTTGAGTGCTACACCCGCACCGCGCAGGTGCTGGCCGACACCATGGCCGAGGCGCACATGTGGGCGGTGGACGGCGCGCTGAACCCGTCGCTGGCGCGCGACATTATCGAGGGCATCCGCGCCAAGCTGCGCAGCCTCGTGAGTCAGGGCTATCTCATCGGCGCGGACTGCTGGCTGGACGAGAGCGTGAACGACAAGGACACGCTCAAGGCGGGCAAGCTGCTGATCGATTACGACTACACGCCGGTGCCGCCGCTGGAAAACCTGCTGCTGCGCCAGCGCATTTCTGATCAGTACCTGGTCGATTTCGCCAGCCGCGTCAGCGCATAAGGAGACTGAATCATGGCATTACCCCGCAAGCTCAAGCACCTCAACCTGTTCAACGCAGGCGACAACTGGCAGGGGCTGATCGAGTCCGTGACGCTGCCGAAAGTCACCCGCAAGTTCGAGAAGTATCGCGGCGGCGGCATGGCCGGTGCAGTGGACATCGACATGGGCCTGGACGACGGCGCGCTGGATACCGAGTTCACCTGCGGCGGCGTTGAGGCGAAGCTGTTCAAGCAGATGGGCACCCTGACCGTGGACGGCGTGCAGCTGCGCTTTACCGGCTCCATTCAGCGTGACGACACCGGCGAAGTGCAGGCGGTGGAGCTGGTCGTGCGCGGCCGTCACAAGGAGCTGGACTCCGGCGAGTGGAAGACCGGCGAATCCAGCACCACCAAGGTGTCCGGCACCAACAGCTACGCCAAGCTGACCATCAACGGCGAAGTGCTCTACGAGATTGACCTGGTGAACATGGTTCACATCGTGGACGGTACGGACCTGATGGAAGCGCACCGCAACGCGCTCGGCCTGTAATCACTTCCGGCAGGGGGGATTCCCTGCCGCCATTTACCCTTTTAGCGAGACATCATCATGACCGACAAAACTACCGAAAAAACCGTTGAGCTGGACACCCCGATCCTGCGCGGCAAGACCGAGATTAAAAGCATCGTCGTGCGCAAGCCGCAGTCCGGCGCGCTGCGCGGCACCCGCCTGCAGGCGCTGATGGACATGGACGTAAACGCCATGATCACCGTGCTACCGCGCGTCACCACCCCGGCGCTGACCACGCAGGAAATCACCGAGATGGACCCCGCCGATCTGGTGAGCCTGTCGGTGGAGATGGTCACTTTTTTACTGAAGAAGTCGGTGCTGTCGGATTTAGCGACGGCCTGACGGTTGACGATCTGGTGGCGGACATCGCCACCGTCTTTCACTGGCCGCCGTCTGTTACCGAGTTCATGACGCTGACCGAGGTACTGGAGTGGCGGCATAAGGCGATAATGCGACACGGGACCAGCGATGAGTGATAAAGACTTGCGCCTGCAGGTTGTTCTTAACGCGGTAGACAAACTGACCCGCCCCTTCCGTTCTGCAAAGGCCAGCACCCGC